AGTAGATAAACTTCTCTCAACAAAATATGCTGTTGTTCCATCAATCTCAAAATACATTCCATTATCAGCACCAAAATATCCAATTCTTTGTCTTAGATTCTCTTTTGGTGTAGCAGGAACAAATGTATTTAAAACAAGCAAAGATTTGCCTGGTTGATATGAGAATACTTTTGTAGTCTCTCTAATTACTGAATCGCCACTTGTAGTTCCAATTCCAATATTGATTAAACCTTGAGCAGTTACAATTCCAACTGTAGAACCAGTGCCTACAATCAAACTCTCCCAAAGATTATTATCTCTATATCTGTGAGAACTATCAAATAGAGTAAGAGGTTGAGATATTCTCATCCTCCCAAAAGCATCTCCTCCTACAGCCCCAGTACCAGCAACACCACAGTTACCAATGTTGCCGTATCTATCGGCACACATAATAACTTCATGAAGTGTTCTTTCCTGGTTTAGATAATCTTGTGTAATTTTATTCCACTGAGCCATTAATCAATCCATTCCAATTTTGATGGGTGATATCTCTTTGCTTTTTTAATGTTGCAATTTTTTTCTAAAACTGGATAAATTTGGTGAACAACTGCTCCAGGATATTCAGATTGAAGTTGTTCACCAAGTTCTCTAGTTGTAGGAATTCCATTCTTAGAGACTAACTCCATTCTATATAAACTCCCATTCCACACAATGTCAGCAACATATTCTTCACCGACTTGTTTTGGTTGCTCTTGTTGGGAATTTACATAGAGATTTCCGTTGAAATTGCCGGAAATGTTTATAGTCTCTTTAATGAATTCCTGAAACGATTTCATATCATTCCTCTGATTGCTCTTCTTCTTGTGAGAACATACCTACTGCAACTTCAGGTCTAAACTCATCAACCTTTTCCGCTGCTTTTGTAAATAGTAAATCTTTAATCTTATCACTAATCTCAGATGGAGGTGAATCAGATACAATCATGTCCATTAAATCATCCATTGTTATAATCCAAAATTACTAATCATTTTTATTTATATCTCACCACCTGTTGGTAGTTCTGCTGATTTTGCATCTACTTTCAATGCTCTTTCACTTGACCCTAAGTCTGGTTCCATCACTGGTTGACCAAGATCCATTTGGGAAGTCTGGTCTAAAGGCATTCCAGTTTCTGGATCAATTGCTTGACTTGGGTCTGGAATAATTCCATCTTCAATTTCTTTTTTGATAAGAGCGTCTTGTTCAAGAATTTCAACATCAGTTTGGCGAAGAATCTTGCGTCTTACATAATCTTGTGAGAAATATTTTCCAACATAAGGTTCTGCAACTTGAACCATTCCCAGTCTTTCATTCAATAGTTCTGCATCTTTAAGTTCTGCGAAGTGATTATCGTATAGGAAATCATACTGGATATGCTCATTCATAATATCCCAGTCTGCGGGAGTAATAATATTTTTAAGGATAAGTTGAGTTCTGAGCATATCACTAAACATATAAGAGAATCTCTTTCTCAGTCTTGATACGAACTTACTGAATTTAACTTCATCTCTAAGAATTTCTGATGAACGACCAAGATTAAATCCACCTTCACCGTCCATTCTTGATGGTGGAACGTTTAATGAGCGATATAACTTCTTCTTAAAATATTCAATATCTGTAATTTCTCCAAGATTTTGTCCACCGGGAAGAGTTGAGATTTCAGTTCCTCTTCCACCTTCACGGCGAGGTAACCAGAAATCTTCAAGCATTGCCATGAACTTTTTGTCATCGCGAATTTCTCCAGTTGATGCATCGTATACAAGTTTGTTACGATAACGCATCATGACATCACGCAGATATTGTTCTGCCTTTACTTTAGGTAGATTTCCTACATCAATGTAGAAAATTCTACGCTCAGGTGCGCGAGACAATCTGTAAATAACAAGTGAATCTTCAATCATTCTGAGTTGATTGAGTGACTTGATTGCTTTATGGAGATAAGAAAGTGTTGACCCTTTATTTCTATCTACTAATCCTGAGGTGCAGTAAGTGATAGAATCCTTGGTCATTTTAACACCAGCATTGGATCCACCAAGATTTCCTGGAGCAGGAGTTCCTGTTGGATATGTCATTTTTGGCTGATAAATGAAGTATTCCTCAATTTCAGGAAACTCATAATCCATTGGATTGTCAGTATTTCTATTGGAAACCCTATACTTATCCGCCTCATTTTTCTTTGCTTGTCTCACATAACGCATTTTCATTGCGTCAATATATCTCAGTTCCTGTATACCTGCTTCAGGATTCTTGAGATCGATAACTTTATGGTAATAAAGTCTTCCATCAATGTACCAGTTTCTATAGATTTCGTGAGACTTTTTATCGAAATCTAAAAGTTCTAGAATATACTTAAATTCTTGACGTATCTTTCTTTTAATACCATCACTAGCATTTAAATTATCCAAGTCAATTTGAACTGGACTATCGTTAGTATCGCTTACAATTGCTTCATTTACAATATCTTCAATGGCACTATCACACTCTGGGTGTAATGCCATCTCCCGATATCTTTTAATTAAATCAAACTCTGTTCTATAAACTCCTTCGATATCGACATACGAACCGAAAAATCCACTACTTAAATAATGGTCAACCCCGTCCTCATTATTTGGAGGAACGGGGGAAATTGTAGTATCTGATAATGGTTCGTTATCTTCAATCGAAAAACCAAATAGTCTCGCCATAATTTAAATAAAAGGTATATACTGCTCTTACTATTTATCCTTCTGCAGTATTGCTACCTGGACGCTCAGGATACCAGTACTGAACTTGGAATTCTACTGTGAATTCTTCAATAGTATCTGTGGTGTCGTAGGATAAATCAATAGCAGAAATACTAGTTGGGAAAATATCCTTGAACTTGTATTGTGCTAGAACAGATGCATTTCCACCGGTACCAGTACCGGTTTCTCTTCCTGGAGTTCTTCCGCTAGTGAAATCTGAAGTTCCTCCATTCTGAGTTCCTCTACCAAGTTGTAGGACAGTAGCATCAGCCATATAATCAACAGGTGAAGTCAAACCACTGTGATCAGAGTACTGACCGATGTTTTGCATCCACGCTTCAAATGCTCTTCTGTACTGGAAGTCTTCATCATTAATAATGGTGATAGTCCAAGTATCGAAGGTTCTGTCACCAGCAACCTTCATGGTTCTGCCCCTGAAAGGGACTTCGATTGGTGAAACATTAGATGCTGGTAAAGCAGCTGCCTTGCATAAGAAAGTGAACTTTTCAGCATCAAATTGACCATCGCCATCACCCTGTAGACCCAGATTTACTCCAGCTGCAGCACCAGGTACATTCATCGAAACTTCAAAGAGATTGGGGCGAGCACCGCCACCAATTAGTTTTGATTTGAATTGTGAGAGACTTTTAAGAGTAGCCATTTTTTAATCCTCCTGTTTAATTAATTTATTGAGATGATCAAACAGATCCAGCAACTTCTTCAAAGCTTACGCCAGTTCTGGTTGCAACGAAGGTTAGAGTTACATAGTTAATTGATTTAGCTGGTTTCAGGAAGATGTCAGCTCTAAACTCATTATTATCAATCACATCTGGAGTATTATTTGTTGCATCACAACGAACGAAGAATCCATATAGACCTCTCTTCGCTTGAACATCACGCAGATATGGTTCGACAATGTTAATGAAGTTTGCTCTGGTAATCTCATCATTCAGTTCGAAGAGTTGTGCCTCAGCACTTCTCTCTAGTGCCTGCTCTACAGTTAAGAATAGACGGCGAACGTTAATTCTATCAAATGCAGACGCATATCCAAGAGCAGTCTTGTCTCCAAATAGGAGAATACCAATACCTGGTTTGTTGATGATTGCGTTGATTCTCTGGGGATAGAGTTGGTCTCTCTGTGCTTTATTTGGATTGTACGCCAGTTTAATAGCATTATTCAGAATACCTCTTTGCTGTCCTGCAGGTGAGAACCAAGGATAGGCAAAGATAGAAGTTCTTACACATAAACCAGCAACGTCGGCGTTACATGGAATATAACGGAACTTGTTGTTGAAACGGTCAAATGTGTACTTATATCCAGCATCAAAAATTGCATAG